CTGGTGGAGGCCCGTGATCCGAGGAAGGCGGCTAGGTGTTTGGAGCTGATGGCGGAGGGCAAGCCTTGGAAGGCCATCATGCGGGAGGAGGGCATTGATTGGTACACGCTGGTGGGCCTCAGGGCTAGGCACAAGGACCTGCTGGACAAGCGCAGGGAGATTGTGGCTCAGGATGCGATGGAGCTGATTGAGGGGGCTAGGCTGCTCCAGCAGGAGAAGATGAAGATGCTGGCGGAGGATGAGACGGCCCTCAAGAGGGTGAACATCCGCGACCTAGCCATGAGCTATGGCATTTACGCGGAGAAGTTCTTTATGGCCACGGAGGGCAACAAGGTGGTGGTGGAGCATAGGAGTGGTGCTCCCAGCCTTGAGGATGCGGCAAAGGCCATAGAAGAGGCCAAGAAACGGGCAAAGCGGGCCCCCATTGAGGTGGATGTGACGCCAGCCAAGGAGGATATTTCCCATGAAGAAAACAAAGAAGAAATCAAAGCTGAAGAAGGAAGAGACGTTCGACAAGAAGCAGGTGGCGGGGATGCTGATGGGCGTCCTTGACTCCTTTGAAGGCCTTCTGGCTGTCCAGATAGCCTTGCAGAAGCAGGTGGACCTGCTGCGTCAGGACATGGAACAGGCCTTGGGCCGTTCCCGCAGCTACGTCTGGTCGCTTAACGGCAAGAGCTGATGCTTAAGTGGGAGCCCCATCCCATTCTGAAGCCGCCCTCCGACGAGGAGATGGCGGCTTTGGAGCCTAAGGAGCTGGTGAAGCTGTGGAAAATCTACCATGAGGCCATAGCCAACGCCCGCAAGGACTCCTACAGGTATGGATGGAAGCTGCCCCATTGGAAGGACGCGGAGGAGCTGTTGTCTACACACTCCGAGCTCCTTGTCAGCGGGGGCAATCGCAGCGGAAAGACAAGCTGGGCGGCCCATGCCGTGGTGAAGGCTGCGGTAGAGAACCATCAATCTGTCATAATGTGCTTTGCACAGAATGCTGATGTGTCCATTCGTCAGCAGCAGAGTGCCGTGTATGATGCGCTTCCCGAGGAGTACAGGGCCAAGGTGCTGGGAACGGAGGAAAACGTGTCGTACACAAGAAAGAATGGATTCAGCAAGTCCAGTCTTATTCTTCCAAACAGTAAAAGCTCCATCATCTTCAAAACCTATGCACAATATCTCAACAACGATACTATTCTTGAAGGTGCTGAGCTTGGGTGCCCTGCTCCTAAGTGGATTAATATTGGTGCATGGTGCGACGAATACCTCATTGGACCGGAGCTTCTGGCCACCCTACGTTTCCGGTTGGCTACTCGGAATAGCAAGCTCATTGTTACTTTTACACCTATTGATGGGTACACCGAAGTCGTGCGGGACTATGTGCAGGGAGCCACTACCTTGCAGGCAAAGGAAGCCGAATTGCTCGCAGGAAAAAGCGTGCCCTACCTCCAAGCATCCCGAAACCGAGATGCGGGGATTATCTACTTCCACAGCAAGGACAATCCCTTCGGTGGCTACGAGCGCATCGCCAAAGACCTTGCCGGACGACCAGAGAATGAAATCCTGACCCGCGCCTACGGGATAGCCACCAAGTCCTTCAGCACGAAGTTCCCCAACTTCTCGCTGGAGGTGAACGTGGTGAGGCATGAGTCCATCGACCTGAAGGGCAAGACGAGGTATATGGTGTTGGACCCTGCCGGACGTAAGAATTGGTTCATGGTGTGGATAGCGGTGGACGAGACGGGGACGTGGTGGGTGTACAGGGAGTGGCCTGATGGCAGCTATGGCGATTGGGCGGAGATGCGTGGCGGCAAGTGGATGCCCGGGCCTGCGGCCAAGGGACTGGGCCACGGCATACGCGACTACGTTGACCTCATCACGGGGCTGGAGGAGCAGACGGCGGACAACATATTTGAACGCCTGATTGACCCGCGTCTTGGTGCCCAGAAATACCAGACGCAAACCGGAGCATCGTCCATCATAGAAGACCTTAACGACGCTGGCTTGGTGTTCGTTCCAGCGCCCGGGCTGGACATTGAGGACGGGCTACAGGCCTTGCAGACCAAGATGGCCTACAATCGCAAGGCTCCGATGGACAGCCTCAACCGCCCCCATTTCTACATTTCCGACCGCTGCACCAACATCATCTCCGCCTTGCAGGAGTACACGGCTGATGGAGGACTGGACGAGGCGTGGAAGGACCCCGTCGATGTCCTGCGCTATGCAGCCATTGCCGATATACGGCATGTCAACCCCAACGACATGCGGGTGAAACGATTGGCGTCACAGGCTTACTAAGACAATGAATAGAATTACATTCAAGGATTTGGCCAATGAGCTCGGCCTGAAGAACCATGAGCTCATCCAGCTCAGGGCTGAGAAGCTCTCCGAAGAGGAATGGGGCAAGGACAAGGACGGGGCTTGGTTCACGGAAGAGGGTGCGGACAAGCTGCGCCTGTACAAGCAGGTGCCCCTTGCCGTGCCATCCCGCGTGCAGATGATTGTGGTGAGACGTGCCCCCAATCCGCATTGGGTGTATGCCCATCTGGGCAAGGGTCATCCGCTGGTTCCGGTGGCTATCAGACCGAGCTGGTGTGATAGGCTTATCGGCAAACCAATCTACGTCAACATCATCAAGGACGCTCAAGGCGGAACCACCTATCGGCATGAGGCGCTCGGAAAGTGATATCACCCTAAATCCCGAGTGGCAGGCCGAGCAGATGGACCGTCTTCTCGGCTTTGAAATTTTGACTCGCGCCCTTCAGGCCCGCTACCACCCCGTCCCCCCGGAGTTGCTGGCGGACAAGGTGGGTGCGAACAAGGGATTTGCCAACAACATCATCGTCAAGATTCAACGCCGCTTGAGACCTAATGAAAAACGACCAAACTGAAGCCCTGACGTTCGCATCGGGCAAGCCCGACGTACCGGCGCTGAAGAACGCTTACGAGCGGACGATTGGCGATTTGGATTGGTATTTGCAGAGCACGCGGGACAGCTTCGACTATCGCCGCAACATCTGGCCCGGGAAGTCGAAGGACCTGCGAAAGCATGGCGCTGATGCCTTTCCGTTTGAGGGAGCGTCGGACACGGAGGCTGGCATCATTGACGAGCGCATCAACACCTACGTTGCGCTTTGCATGGAATCGCTTGAGCGGGCGAACATCCGAGCCTATCCCGTTGAAATGGGGGATATGGCCCGTGCCCGTGTTACGTCCGCCTTCCTGAAATGGATGCGTTCGTCCTACATCAAGGACTTCAAGCGCCAGATGGAACTGGGGGCCAACTACCTCTTCGAGCGCGGCATCATGGTGAGCTATGTCGGCTGGATGCGTGAAAACCGCACCTTTCTACAGCAGCTCAATCTCCAGCAGATTGCCCAGCTTAGCCCCGACTTGGCGCAGCTGATTGTGGACGGAAAGACAGACGACCAGATTGCCACCTTGCTGAAGGAGCAGTTTAAGGGCGTTACGGATGCCCGTGCGAAGAAGGCCATCAAGCAGCTTCGCAAAACCGGCATGGCCGAGCTTCCCGTTGTCAGGCAGTCGGTGAATGCGCCCAAGGTATGTGCCCTTGCCCCTGATGGCGACGTATTCTTCCCCGCTTACACCACCGACTACCAGAAGGCACCCTATTGTTTCTGGCGCGTGTTGATGACGGCTCAGGAAATCAACAACAAGGTGGCCACGGAGGGTTGGGATGCTGATTGGGCTGATGCCGTAATCAACAACTTCGCCACGTCCGTTGACATCACGGACCCGCGAGCCAACACGCAAATCAGCCGGGCTGCCTCCAACGAGACGGATGAGCTCTATGAAATCATCTATGCCTACCAGCGCCTCATCTCGCAGGAGGACAATTCGGAAGGCATCTATTGCACGGTGTTCCATTCCATGCAAACGGGCACTTCCGAGGAGCCGAAGTATGCCAAGCATGAGCTCCTCAACGGCTACGATGACTATCCCTTCGTTGTCACCAAGCTCAGCGAAGACAACAAGCGGCTGTACGAGCTGAACACCGTTCCCGAGCAGCTGAAGGGCCTGCAATGGGCCGTCAAAGCGGAGCGCGACGCCCGCACCGACCGCAACAGCATGGCCACGCTGCCGCCCATCCTCCACCCCGCTGGCTTCCCGCCGAATGACTGGGGTCCGGGTGCGCGTGTGCCCTATCGCCGTCTGGGCGAGATTCAGTTTGGTCCCGTTCCGCCCTACAACCCGGGCAGCATTGAGATGGAGCGGGTGCAGATTGACCAAGCCGACCGCATCATGGGGCTGGACCACGCCAATCCGATGTCGCGGGTTCGCCAGCAGTACTATGTGGATAAGTTCCTTGGCCATGTACGCGACGTTCTGAAGCTCGCGTTCAAGTGCTACCAGCGATTTGGTCCCGAGCAGGTGTTCTTCCGCGTCACGGGCACGTCCGATCCGGTGCGCTACAGCCGTGGCGACCCGAATGAGGACTTCGACATCAACATCACGTTCGATGTTCTGAACACGGACCCGGAAACGCTTGAGGCCCAGCTTCAGCGCTTTGTCAGTTTGGTGCAGCTCGACCGCAATGGCCGCATCAACATGGACCTTTTGCTGGAGGCTTTGGCTTCTTCGGTGAATCCTGCCCTTGCTGACGCTGTTCTACAACCTGCCGGAGAGGCTCAACAGCAGATTGTGAAGCAGGTGACGGATGACCTGTCCAAGATTTACGCTGGTATCGAGGTGGGTGCGCGGCCCAACGGGGCGCAGGTGGCATTGCAGGTGATACAACAGTACACCCAGCAGCCTGATGTCATGCAGCGCTTGCAGCAGGACGAGGCTTTCCAAGCCCGTCTACAGAAGTACATCCAGCAGTACCAATTCCAGCTGCAACAGGCGCAGAATGCCCAAATCGGGAAGATTGGCACGGCTCCGGCCCAGATGGGCGGAGTTCAGACGCAGGGAATGGCTCAGTAGCTATTCCTTCATCCGCTTCCACTTCTCAGACAGCTCCCTATACTTGGCCACGTTGAGGATTTCCTCCGTGGCCAATATGCGTCCACTCAGCTGCTGGAGCCTTTCCGTGGGTATGTCGTGCATCTGCGAGATGCACCATTCCCGAATCCCGTGAACGTAGTCAAGAAACTTGAGGAAGTCTTCGCTGTTGTGGAGACGCTCTAGCGATTTGTCGTCAATCATGGTGTCTTATACAGCCATGTCATGTGGCTTATGGTCAAGCACCAAAAGGCTTGTGATAGCATTCGCCCAATCGCAGTCGCCGGGGCGTTAAATACGGCGGATAGCCACTCTTATGTCAGAAGTCACTACGTCGGACGCGGCAGACGTTAAGCCAGCCGTGGAAACAGAAACTAAGCCGATGACGGAGAAGGATTTCCTGTCCTCCCGAATCGCCAAACTGAGTGCCAAGGCTCCAAAGCCTGAAGCCGCCCAGTCTGAATCGGCTCCCAAGGCGGAAGCTCCCAAGGCGGAATCCCCCTCACAGGAGGGCGAGTCCAAGCCGAAGGAGGTGTCCCCGAAGGAGGTTCTTTCAAAGGATGTTGAGGACCTTACGGACGATGAGATTGCCGAGCTGGCCCAAAAGGGCAAGAGCGGCTTGCTAAAGCGGATAGCGGAACTGACAGCCAAGCGAAAGCTGGCCGAAG